GATTTTCATAATTTTCCCAGCGCTTATAAAACAAACGTGTGTCCTGAATCGGAATCTTTGCTATTATATCTTTTGATATCGTCATTACTTTCTCCTTATTTTTAATCCCAGACGCATTCGCCTTCGGTTTCTTCTCTTGTTCGATCCGACCTTCCGTCTGCCCTTATGCCTTTTTCTCTTCAAGTCTGCCTTGCTCACCAGATCCTATGAATAGAAATATATTGATACGAAAAGGAGCACTGCACATACGCCTATTCCTATTGCTATGTAATCAAAAGCGATTATTTTTTTCATTATTTTATTAAAGGCTTTGCTAGTCATCCAACATATTTTTCTTTATATTTCTCATAAATCTCCGTAGAGCAATTTGGACCGCATAAAAAGTTAATTTTATATTTAAGAGAAGGATACCACGTCTTAGAGAGCGTATATCTCCATCCATTTCCGTCAATCCATTCATCACAGTTGAAACATTTGAATTCCGGCGCCGTGCCTCCTTTAGGTCCCGGTCGCACGCTCTTCGGATCATAGTCCTCTCCTTTCTTATACTCCACAGAGTCCTTCGCATTCATCAGCGAATTCTTCGTCAAATGTTTCACCGAAAAGACTCTTTTGTTTTTTCTTCTCCTGGAAATCTATGCTTCGTAATGGCTTGGCTGATTTATGTAAGAACAGTTCTGCTTCTGTATTCTTTAAGCCATGTCTAATTTTATCATCAACTTCACACGCATCCTCAAAATCTACTGGATAATTCTTTTGCATATTTTTCCACTGGTCATTGTGATGGTACGGACATCCTATGCAAGATGACTTACCAGGCATTGGATGCACTCCACTGTCCTTATACCACCTTAGGCAGTCCGCCCTTGACATTTTCATTTCTATAAGAGGCCAACGAGATTCCAGCCAGTACATTCTAGCCTTTTTCATGCGCATAGCCTCGTCTGTTGAGATTCCAATCCACTGTTCCACAATCATTCCTTTCTTGACGCGGTGTCGTGGCTTTATGCCAAGAATTTCACGAATTTTTTTCTGTATGGGAATAACCTTGTAATCATGGGTGCATTGTCTATAGAGCATTCCAACCTTTCCACCAGGAGGTGCTACAAATAGTGGTGGATTTGGTGCACGCCCGGCAAAAGACTTCCACTCTTCGTTTGATCCTGGTTCAGGATTAGCTGCACGAATAAGATCCTCACGGATATTGCTTCGCTCAACTGTAATGAGTGGGCAAATTGTTATAGCTTTTTTTAAATATTCCACATGCTCATAGACAAAGGATGGTTCCCACCCCGTATCGGCAAAGATCATGTAGTCTGGCTTGTGTTTTGTCAGTCCTTCTTGCGCCATGAGTGCGAGACAGGATGACTGTACCCCTGCCCCGAGTGATAATATCCGTAGGGTCGGTTCTTTTTTCTTTCCTTCCTCGTCAAAATACTCCGGCTCCTTCGTAGCAGCCACAGCGGCCATCGCATTAAGTTGCTTACGATTAGGCTTAAGTTTTGTAGACATCTCTTCCAAAAGCTTTCGTCTTTCATACTCCATCTGCTCCGCGTTAATAGCAAAACCAAGTTTTCCGTTGGGCTTTTTTCGTTTTCCTTGTTCTCTATACCCTTGGTTCACTTTGCGTTACCCCAGTTATCTTTTATTTTGTATTCCACCTTAGACGGAACTTCTAAATTTATACAGTTTTCCATGATATTTTTAACACCCTCACCCTCTATATCAGACTTTATGCTACAATTCAACTCATCATGCATTTGGAGAAGCGGTATAATTCCTAGTTTTTCATATACATCCACCATTGCCTTCTTAGTTTGGTCTGCAGCTGACCCTTGAATCAGTCGATTAAGGGCTTTGTACGTACCGGCCCTCTTTACATTGCCATACTCTGCTTCAGCCTGCTTTAAAGGCATTGCTTTATAAAATTTATTGGGTTCGTACCAGTTAGGCTCATACAGATCAAATCTACACTTACGGCCAAGTAAAGTTCTGATAGTTCCTACTTGATTGGCTCTATTCATAACAGCTTCCAGCATTCCTTGCATAAAAGGAACTTTAATTCTAAATTCCTTAAGCATTGCTTTAGCTTCCATTGGAGTAATATCTAAATCAATAGCCATTTTTTTGTAGCCCATCCCGTACATCACTCCTAGACCAATGGTCTTTGCTAGTCTCCTTGGTATATCTGCCATATCAGCTATTTGCTGATGAAAGTCTAATCCTTTTATGAAAGATTGACGAACATCATCGGCTCCTTCATTCTTATTAAGGATAGCAAAGTGGGTTAATAATCTTGGTTCCTGTTGTGAATAGTCAGCTGAAATCCAATACTCACCTTCCTCTGGAAGAAATATTTTTCTTACTTCTGATCCAAACTCGCTTTTAATAGGCATTTGTTGTAAGTTAGGATAGTACATGGAAAATCTTCCAGTTACTGTTCCTGCTGGAACAGTGCCTCCTACATCATCTCCTCTTATTTGATTAATATGGGCATGCAATCTTCCATTATGAATGTACTTCGATATTCCATCTATGAAAGTTCCTTGTAGTTTATTTAAAACCCTTGCTTTTGTTACCATTCGTGGAAGCTCATGCTTGTGTGTTTCCAAGAATGTTTGAGTGAAACTAGGATGTCCTAATTCAGTATGGGGGTATTCCAGGTTAACCCTATCAAATGCGTTAGCTACTGAGCGTGCTGACCATAGCTGTACCTCCCCTCCTGTTAAATCCTTCATCCTTTTTAAATATTTTTTCTCCTTATTACGTAGTTTATCTTTTAAATTCATTGCTCTAGGCATATCAATCCTTATTCCACGCTTGGTCATATTGAATATAACTCTAATCAATCTGCACTCCATATCATACACACCGTCCAGTGAGTCCTTTTCTATTTCTATCATCAAGCGTTCATGAAGTTTATATGTTAATAACGCATCTGCTTCTGCGTATTCCCCAACAAATGATGCATTCATTTTGTACATGTCGGATTTGGGATCTAATCCCAGTTCTTCTGCCTTTTTTTTCAGTACTTTTTCATTCTTATATTCCCCAAGATATTCAGAGCACATGGCATTTAAAGTATATGAATACCTGTTCTCATTTAAAAGAGCTGATGCAATCATAGTATCATGTATGTATCCTTTAACCTCTATGCCTAGAACGCTCAACCATCCTACATCATACTGAGCATTGTGAAATACTTTTTGTATTGAATCGTCTTCACATATATCTCTAATGTATTTTATGACAGCCTCCCGATCCATATTTCCTCCACCTTCATGAGCAATTGGATAGTAAGCTGTAAAATCACCACTGGATACGGCAATTCCTATAACTGATCCTATCTTTCGTGGCCAACCCGGACCCATTTTCTTCAGTTCTGTATCGCATGTTTCCAGGTCTACAGCCACAACCTTTCTTCCTTTCATGGATGGAAATTCTGTAGGATGAAGCCATTCTGATTTAACTTCTTGTTGATTAAATGGATCACGAACCATCTTTAAGTTCTCCTGCTATTGCCATGTATGCAGCTCCATCAACATAATCATCAATGTTATGCTTTCCAACTTGAGATCTAGATATTTTAACCAATCCCATCATCATAGCCACTTCATCAGCTGTTATTGAAGCCATTGGCTTCAGTTTAGTATCAAGATATATATTCCAGAACTCTGCAATTTGTTCATGGTTTTTAAATGTATCACCGTGTGAGTCCTGTCTGCTCTTGCTGATTAAATCGACAGCCTTCATTAATATTTCTTCTTTTTTCATATTACAAATCCTATATCGTGTTGTGGTTGTACTATATGTAGTTCTTTCTTAGCGCGTGTAATCCCTACATAGAATACACGATTAGTATCATCTGAATCCTTTTCCATCTCATCCCTATTGGCACGAGAAATATCAGTGAGAAGCATGACATTATCACATTCTCCTCCTTTAGCCACATGGGGTGTGCATAAATGAATAAGAGGATCAGCTGTTAAATTTTCTGGATTGAATTTTTCCAATGCTCTTAAATATTCCTTGTCCCTATCACCAATCTTTTCAAAGGCAACATCCCAAGGTACACTGGAGATTAATAAACCGTGATCATTAACCAAGTCTTCTATGCCATATGATTTTTCTTCTTTGTTATCAACTCCAAATGAACTTAGATTCTTATAACCTCTTAGTACTCCTGTTTGAGAAGTTAAATATCCATATACATTTGACACATCCTTATAGGAAATGTCCTTGGCCTCATGTAATCTGTTCCATGCATCCACGGCGTTGAGTAAGTCGGGATTGATAGGCATTTTTTTATTCTTTTTGTAAGGTAATCCTTGAATGCGTAAATCATTTTCAATTTCTTTAAACATATATTTGCATGTTGCAAGAATGAGCCAGTTTCCTTCACGAACATTAACTGCTTCCGGATAAGCATGGAAGTGTAGTTTGCCTTTATAGTCTCTAGGATTCCATTCCTTAGGTCTTCTGTTTTTTATCCTGTTAACTATTTCAACAGCAATCTTGTGTACTGATTGAGGACATCTGTGGGATTTTTTTAGAACTTCAACATTGCCTTTCATATTAATCAAATGCTCTATATCAGCACCGGCCCATCTAAATATAGCCTGATCATCATCACCACTAATATAAACTCTTTTGGCATTTTGCCACATCTTCTCACACATTTCCCATTGTAAATTGTTTAAGTCCTGAGCTTCATCAACAATAACCACATCTAATTTAGGGATAGGACCTGATTCAATATATGTTGAAAGCATATCAGTAAAGTCATGTTTGTAATTTTTTTCTTTATAATCCTCTAAAGACCTATACGCTCTAGATAATTCAGGCCACGCAACATCTAAATTATATTTATTATAATATTCCTGTACCTCCATTTTTTTAACTCTGGCTTTATTTATTATTCTTAAAAATTTATTGTCAGTATAAATAATTCCAGTATCTTCCCAGTCCTGTGATACAAAATTTAAATCTACTCCATAGTCGATTGCAAATGTCTTATAGTCCTGTGCACCCATTACTTCTGCATGAGTCATTCCCAACTGTCTCTTGCCAAAGGCGTGCAATGTACTGAAATAAGGAAGATCGTCATCAGTTAAATTAAATTTTAATTTTGCCCTGTTTCTAGCTTCATCAGTAGCTTTAGTTGTAAAGCTTACAAAAGCTATAGCTGATGGATGAGTTCCATCTTTAAGTTCCCGGTCCACTATCCTCAGCAGGTTCTCTGTTTTCCCTGTGCCGGGTGGACCTAGTATGATGTTAATTTCCGGCACGGCGTTCCTCATATACTTTCAGTATTTTTTTACAATCCTCAGGCGAGACAGCACCTTTTCTTTTATTAAAATCCCATGAGCAAAATACTATATTATCTTCTTGATACGGTAAAGTTGGATCAATGCGATCTATTGATATGTTTGTTTTTGTTTTCTCTCCGTGACCTTGTCCATTTGATTTTTTTGTTGTAAGCTCAACTCCAGTATAAATACAATAGAGTCCGCCAAGAAGTTTTTTCTGTTTTTCCCACAGCTCCAGGAGATGATCTCTTCCTCTTATGCCATTGTTAATCTTCACCGCCCTGTTGTTATGCTTATGATAAGATGAATCTTTATTACAACTCTTCCTAATATTGTTCCAGATTTCTTGGAAAAATCCTTTCTCAGATTGACGATATTTTTTAGCCCAAAAATGTCTCATTTTTTTAATATATGCTAAAGATTCTTTAGAACGGTGTGGCATTTTGCTCCTGTATCTCATGCTCTACCTCTGGTTTCTTGAATGAAGGAACACCCCATGTGTTCACGCCTCTTCCGTTGAGTTTCCAAAATCTGTGACTTCCGTTAATTTTTCTTAATTCTGCTATGATCTGTCCTGTGTTGCTGTAGTGTGTAAATTTATTCCTAAGAAGATAATGAAGAAGATCCTGTAATCTAAAATAAGTGCGTTGAAGCTTAACTTCTTTTATTATTTCTTTATCATCTTTTACTTTTTCTTCAACCCATTCGGTCCACGGCTTCCTCAATGTTAAGTCTTCTGGCTTCTGAGCCTGCGCCCGATCAGTACAAAACTCCTGGAGGTGAGATAAGAATTGACCGGACACAGTACCGTCGTTAGCAACAATAATTTTATTAGCTTTTTTCATCAAAGGGCTAATTTTTTTTTGCCACTCGGCGACTTTCGGTAATGGAGGGAACAATGTCAATACCTCCATGAATTTCTTTTGAGCTTTTCGTGGATCTTGTAGTTCTTCTGTGGTTAATTGTACTTTTAGATCTGATTTAGGATCATTTGATAATATTTCCATAATCCACAGAGGTGGTTCAGTGCATAATTTGGTTAATGATAGTATTTGTACAGAATCATTATCATTTCCTACGCCATATTTTCTAGTCTTACATAAATTTACATTGCAATAAGAGACTATAGGCTGATCATTACACTTGTACATATAACCTTTTTTAGTGAGGCCTTTAACTACAGCCCCCACTTCTCTATGATCCAATGGAGGCTTCATAAACTCTTGGTTATGCTCTTCTAATAATTTTTCCCAATTGTCTGGATCAAATTTCTTTAAATAAACTCCAATGTTGAATAGTCCGTTATTTCTAGTTCCGGAAGGAAATCCCTGTGAGCATAACGCCTGCAGGCACGGAGGGCCATCTTTAATGACTCCTTTTTTTACTTTTATTTCTGCTTCTTCAATATCCTCGAGACTAAATTTTTCATACATCTCAAAAAATTCTTCCAGTGTAGCTGCAGTTGCATCATCCTTGATGGCATAGCGTACTGACTTATCGCTGTTAAAATAAGGTAAATTTAAAAAATTTCCTAAATCGCCTTTTTCAATTTGAATACCAGACTGTTTAGGAAAAACTTCTGAGTTGGAATGTCCAATAAGTGCGGACATGGCAATTAGTCTTGTTCTTACAAGCTTGGAAGCAATCGGTTCCTTCATAAAAAGGAATAAGTGCGCTCCTCCACTTTTAGATTTACAATAAACTAAAGGTAAACCTAATTTTCT